GTGTAGCACTGTCTAAACGCTCTGCGCTGGTAGATGAGTTTCAAAGTACACCAGAGCCACGTGTGCTTATACTGCAACCAAAAAGTGCGAGTCATGGTATTACCCTTACAGCAGCTAATGTTGTTGTATGGTGGACACCAACGCCTTCTGTTGAGACATACTTGCAGGCAAATGATAGGGTTCATCGTGCGGGTCAAGATGCGCCATGCACTGTTATACACTTGTGTGGATCACCAGTGGAAGAAAGATTTTACAAAACACTTGAACATAAGGGGAATTTATTAGATGATTTGTTAGGACTATATAAAGATGTACTCACACTCTAGGGAGGCTTAATGCCAATTCTTACTATAATACCCATGCTGACTATACTTGCTATGGGGGTGCTAATCGCATCACTTGTTGTCTTGTATATGTTTGTTAGGGAGCTTCAAGATTGGAACGATGATGAAGAAGATATGTAGTAAATAATAGTTGACAGTAGCCTAAAGTATCGATATAATAACACCATCGTTGAAAGATACGGTTCCCCCACGAAACGGGGTGGTTTAATTGGAGGCATTTATGACTGGTGTAACAGCGGAAAAGCTCGTTGAAATCTATGTAAAGATAAGAGATAAACGGGCACAGATTCAAAAAGAGTACGAAAAAGAAGACGGCAGGCTTAAAGAACAGTTAGAATTGGTGACTGGAAAACTGCTTGATATATGTAGGGACACAGGTGTTGAAAGTATGCGTACCAATGCTGGTACTGTATCTAGGTCTGTTAATACTCGTTATTGGACGAGTGACTGGGCTTCAATGTATGAGTTTATTAGGGAGCATGACGCAGTAAACCTGCTGGAGCAACGCATCCATCAGGGAAATATAAAATCATTTTTAAACGAAAACCCAGAGAGCGTCCCTAAAGGGCTGAATTCTGATAGTCGATACACAATTAGAGTAGTGAGAGCACGAAATGGATAAAGAACAATTATTAACCGTAGACCAACTAGCAAGCTTCTTGCAAGTATGCCCAGAAACGGTACGTAGGTATGTAAGAAACGGTGACATTAAAGCTGTAAAACTTGGTAGATCACATAGATTTAGCAAGGAGCAGATCGAGGACTTCATTAATCGGTTTGCTGAAAAAGATTTAGGGGAAGAACCTAAAGAAGAAGATGACGATGTGGACGAGCAAGATTCGCACGACACTGACGAAGAAAATTTAGATTACGACAACATTTAATACTGGAGAATTAACATGAGCAACATGACATTATTTTCAAACGGCGCTAGCGTACCTGCATACTTAAGAGAAGCAACAGACGACTTAACCGATACTCTTGCGGGTAATAGCAACCAGTACAAACGTATCTCTATTAAAGGGGGCGTTTGGCGCATGATGATTAACGGAAAAGAAATTTCGAAGAATGAAGATCGTTCAATGAACTTCATCGTAGTTGCCGCATCACCTAATAACACCAGAACATTTTATTCGAAGTCTTATGTGGAAGGTGAAGCACTCCGCCCAACCTGCTCGAGTATTGACGGTACAAAACCTGATGCAAACATTGAAGAACCTCAAGCGGCTACCTGCGCTACCTGCCCACAAAACATCGCGGGGTCTGGTGCTAACAATAGTAGAGCTTGCCGCTTTAGTCGCAGACTCGCTGTTATGCTCGAGAACGATATGCGTGAAGAAGCGGACGTGTATCAGCTTGTCGTACCAGCGCAGTCTCTATTTGGTTCAGGTGAGAATGGTAAACTGCCTTTGATTGCTTATGCACAGTTCTTAAAAGCAAACAATGTGCGTATTTCAGGGGTTGTAACAGAGGCGAGATTCGACACAAATTCACCTACACCCAAGCTGGCTTTCCGTGCGGTGCGTCCTTTAACTGAAGAAGAGTATTACTTCACAAAAGAAAAAGGCAAATCAACCGATGCACTTAATGCCATTAACTTAGACCCAACCGCGCTCGATAAAGGTGCTGCACCTACTGCTACCCCCGTGGCAAGACCTCAGCCAAAAGCAGTAGAAGCGCCAGTTGCTCAGGTAGATGAAGCGCCAGTGGATGAACCTAAAAAGCGTGAATCAGCAGCTAAGAAAGTAGAAACACCTGCTAACCTCGAGAGCTTATTAGAAGAGTGGGAAGACTAAGCTACCCGTGAAGCGAGGGCGGTCAAAGCGCCGCCCTTTTTTATACTCAAATTTTTAGGTTCGTTATGGATAAGCGCGACTTTTTAGAACACGTTACTGCCAAGCAGGGTTACTACTGCATTGTAGGCATTAAAAAAGGAGTTTTGTCCCCTAGCTTTTTTCAAGATGTAGATGCGGCAGTATCACACGCTGATAAATTATTAGCTCGAGAAGAGGATGTTTACTTCGGGGTTGCAAGGTATCAGACTAACGAAAATAGACTAGCAATTAATGCCAAGTATTTTAAATCATTCTGGGTAGACGTTGACTGCGGTCCTACTAAAGATTACCCAGACCAAAAGCAGGGCTACAATGCAATCATGTCGTTCTGCGAAGGGGTAAATTTACCTTACCCGACAATAATAAACTCAGGCAATGGCTGGCATTGCTACTGGACACTGACAGAAGAAATATCATATAACGATTGGAAGCCCTTTGCTGACCACCTAAAATCTGTCTGCTTATCAGTAGGGTTTAAGATTGATGCAGGGATAACAGGAGATGCGGCGAGAATACTCAGACTACCTCAGACTAAAAACTATAAGTCTCCATCAAACCCTAAAGATGTTGGACTAGCCCTATTATCCGAGTCGAATTCCTTTTCGTCTCTCAAGCGGTGTTTAGATTTTACAGGTGGTACAGCAGTTTATTCTTTTGGCGACCCAACAGGTGATGACCCAACAGACAAGTTAGCATTTGGAGAGAAAGCTAATTTCGCCAAAATTATGCGTATGAGTGTAAAAGGGCATGGCTGTAATCAATTAGCTCACGCTTATACACACCAAAACGATATGTCTGAGCCTATGTGGAGAGATGCACTTTCTGTTGCCCAGTTCTGTGAAGACAGAGATAAAGCGATTCATTTAATGTCTCGCCAGTATGAACACTACGACCCATATGAAGTAGAAGCAAAGGCAAACAAGATTAAAGGTGGGGCGCATCGCTGTACTACTTTCCAAAGTTCTTTCGGTGCTGAGCGTTGTGACACCTGCGTACACAAGGGGAAACTAAACAGCCCCATTCGACTTGGGATGTACGTGCCTGAAGCAACACCGGAAGATAATATCGTAGTGGCTAGGCACAAAGGGCTTAACGAAGATACGACGTTTATTATCCCGACATACCCTAAGCCTTATTTTCGTGGTAAGAATGGTGGCGTGTACATGAAGAAAAACACACCGCTTGCAAAGAATGGGGAAACCGATGCTGACCTTGAAACAGATATTTTAATTTACGAGAATGACCTGTTTGTCGAAAAGCGTTTGAGAGATGAAGAAGTAGGTGAGATGGCGCTTATTAAACTGCATTTGCCACGTGATGGTGTTGAAGAGTTTGTAGCTCCCCTGCAAGATATTCTGTCTCGTGATAAAGCTCGCGTTATCCTAGCGTCTAAAGGTGTTGCGGCGATGGATAAGAAAATGACTAACATCATGGAGTACCTAGCTAACTACGTACATCACTTGCAAAAAACAGAAGAAGCTGAGATAGCCCGTGCGCAGTTTGGGTGGCATGACGATGACGAGTGTTTTGTTATTGGTACAAGAGAGATTAGCATAGAGGGTGTACGTTACAGCCCACCTTCATCATCAACGCAAGAGATAGCAGATAAGTTCCGTCCTGCTGGTGAGTTGTCTGAGTGGGTAAGAATCGCTAACCTATACGGTAAGAAAGGTAATGAAGCACGCGCTTTTGCATTAGGCGTAGGGTTTGGCGCTCCGCTGGTTCGATTCTCAGGTATTAAAGGTTTTCTAGTTCACTTAACTAACGAGCGTTCTGGGGTTGGTAAGACGACTATTCAGCATATGATAGGCAGTATCTGGGGACACCCAGAGTGCAACATGATGAGTTTTGATGATAAGTTTCTTGCACGTCAGATGTTTATGGGTGTTCTTAAAAATATGCCTATGTGCGTTGACGAGATTACTGACTTGCCACCCGCTGAGATTGGTACGATTGCTTATATGATTACGCAGGGTAAGGGTCGTGACAGAATGCAGGCTCAAGTAAACGCGCTACGTAAAAACAGAACGACTTGGGAATTACCTTGCATCACATCAGGTAATAACAGCTTATATGATGTACTGCTCTCACATAAAGCACTTCCAGAAGGCGAGATGATGCGGGTGCTGGAGCTTTATATCCAACCTGATGACTCCATGACAAAAGAAGAGACTGACCATATCTACACAGACGTACTTCGATTCAATTATGGATTTGCAGGAGAAGCTATTGTTAAGTACATACTCAGCAATCGTGAAGAATGTACAGAGCTTTATAAAGAAACACGAGTTAGATTTGATGCTAAAGCTAAGTTCTCACAAAAGCACCGCTTCTACTCAGCCGCTTGCGCTGTATCGATTACAGGGCTTGAGATCGCAAAACGCTGTGGTATGCACAACATAGATATTGAAAGCATTGAAAACTGGGCAGCGACTACTATCGGTAACGCATCGTCCGTGCTTAACGAAGAAAAAGACACCAGCCTCTCGATACTCGGTGACTTCTTAAATATTTATAACGGTCAGATTTTTGTGGGATTTCAAGGGCAGGTTAACGGGCTAGATAAGCACCCCACCTTTATCCCTAGTAGAGAAGTCGTTGCGCGTTACGACCAAGATGTAAGGCTGGTGTCTATTAGCTCATCAGTGCTTCGCAGATGGTGCGCGGACAAGCAGATACCGTTCAAAGGCTTTATTGATAGTGCAAAGAAAAAAGGCATCTACTCAGGTTCTAGTGTATATCGCCTAGCTTACGGACCCAACTGCCCAGGCACTAAAGTCCGCACAGAGCAATTCTATATAGACGATATGCCTTCTCAGGTAGGTGATGTCGAATTAGTTTAACAGCAGGGGGCTTAACGCCCCCATTTTTATTTACCCGATTGTCTTGCTATGAACTGTTGAATGAATGGATACTCTTGAGTTTCCCACGATGGTTTAGCGATACGCTCTTCTCCAGTCATACGACGTCTGTCAGTTACGTTTCTAGCTTCAGTTTCACCAGCTAGGCGTTTATACATCTCGTGCATATTAGTGTGCTTCTGCAATGCTTTTGGGTCACCTGACTGCAAATCGGTTATGTCTTTATTGAGCTTTGCCATTTCATCAATAGCTGATTGAACCTTTTGAGGGTGAGCCATAAGGTCTAACAACTCGCGTTGCTCTTTAGAAACTTTGTAATAAGTTGCCCCAAATAGTGAGTTAGCAACTTCCTCTCTGGTTTTTGACATTTGGCTCATGGTATCGTTATGGGCAGCTTTCAAAGCATCTATATCCCCTTGTGCCCTACCCATATTAACGTCCCAATAAGCCTTAAAAGCCGCATCGTTATTAGTCCCTAAACTTTGAAGGTTATTAAATTCTGGTGTATCTCGGTATTTATCTAACTCCGCAAGTAGGTTACTTTTACTAGCTAGTTTATCAGATAGCTTACCCATAGTTTCCTTAGCCATTTCAAGCTTAGTATCGTGAGGTATAGCTTCCATTACAGTGTTAGCGTTTCCGCCTTGTGCCCAGTTTTCTTTACCTTGAATTTCATGCTGTGCTTCATGCAGTAGCGTACCTAGTGGGTCTTGTACGTAAGGTGTTAAACCTATACCTTTATCTCCGCGCCACCCTTGCAATCCTTTACCGTAATCCATAAAACCTTCACGTACAGTAAACGGCACCTCAGCAAGATCAGGGTATGCTTTATAAAGCTCAGGATGCTCAAGCACGTCACCTAGTTTGTAGTTACCTCTTGTTGGACCAAATGTCTTAGACTCAAGCATCTCGCTCATAGGCAACTTCATTCGGGCATTAGCATCACTAATTTCGTACCGCCAGCCTTCATCAGGGTTTTTAAACCACCCAGTTGCTTTAAGTATTTCTTCTGGCGACTTACCTGCTGTCTCCATAGCTTGAGCTGTTTCGTGTGCACCTAAATCTGCTGTACTGGACTTAAGCCCTGCAAACATACCTAAGGTGCCTTTGCCTGTCATCGGGCTAAATGGCATTGCACCTGTATTGGCGAGACCTGCTATATCAAGACCTGCTTGAGCTTGTTCGTCGGGGGTAAACTCTTCATAAGGGTTACTTGAGGCTATACGCATTTTCTCTTGCAACCAATCACCAGCACGGGCAGTAGCTTCTTGGGGATGCATTAAACTAGAAATGATTGTAGAATCCTTTGGTCCAAAATGCTGAGCCTTAATCTTATCTATAAGTCCACCCTTCGCCATGCCTTTACCCATCACACTCGCGTATAGCTTCTCAGCCTGTTGTGCTGTAGCGGTACGTTCTCTTTTAGCTTCCTCAATACGGCGAGTCATCTCAGCACTGCTGATATTGCTATTCTGAAGCATATGTATCTTTTTCATAATGTCAGATTCGTGTTTAGCGTATCTGTCCATCTCGGTTGCAAGTTGTGCTAGCTTGATATTGTCTGGGTCAGCCTTGAAATTTTTAAATTCTTCTTGCCCTGCCTCGCCACGCATACCTAGTTGGTTATAGAGCTTACGCGCTTGGTCTGCTTTCTCTTTATGGGCATACATATCCTCAACAGATTGACTCGCTAAGCGAGTGCCAAACGTACCTTGCGCTCCAAGTCCTGGAGTCTGTGTCCAGTGTCTATCAGGTTTTTTCACATTGTCAGCAAGACCTACAGTATCAAGTATGCCATCAGATGCCCACAACGCGACGTTACCTAGCTCACCCAAATAACCTTTAAATAGATAGTCGAATTTAGTAGGTGATACGTCGAGCGCTTTACCTACAGCTTTACCTGTTTTTGATGCGGTGTATTGCCCTTGTGCCCACGCAGGTAGCCCTTGGTCTGCCTTAGATACGATGTCCTCACCCGTATAGAACGATGTACCTGAAGCAAGTTCAAGAGGCGTTTTAGCGATCTGTGGGACAGGTACACCACCGGTGTAACCAATCTGTCCAGGAATCATGGTGAGCATCTGGTCTTTAGCAATCTTCCATATCTCTTGTCCATCTTTTGTGCCTAGCGAATAGTCCACCATCAAGGCAGGTATCCAATAGAGGAACGTCATATCGGGAGGTAGGTCAAGCCCAAACAGCGGGTTATCTTTATCACCTGTAGGCACAACTACTCGGCTGTACTTGAAGCTGTTTTTTGCTTCTTCATAGTCGGGGTCACCTGACATATAGAGCGCATGAAGCCCCGAGAGCATGCCGATGGTGTAGACCTTATTTAAAAACTGCCGACGGTACGCGGGTCTATCCTCAACCTTAACGTGACCCATCGTTATATTTCTTCGCATCAATTCAAGCGCGTTAATACCAGCACCTAAGAACGGAATAAGTTGACGACCTGTACGCTGTGCATCTGAGTTACCACTAACACTAAAGTTAATGGCTTCACGGGCTTTCATAAGGGCATAACCTTCTGCCTTTTCAGGTGCCATTCCTTTCTTAACACCCCTGTCGTAAGCCTTCTGATATACCGCGCAACGTGTCGCACCATCCACTAGAATGTGCATAAACTCGGAGCTGTTACGTAGTTTACTTTTGAACTGGTCAAGTCCACTTTTACTAACCGTGCGTGTGCCTATTTCCTTATAAAGCATACGTGAATCTCTAGGGTCAATCGTTGGGTCTACGTGGCTGATAGCCCCTGCATCCATTAGCTTATTTAGAATCTTTCTATCACCACGCAAAATCTTAGTAATCTCATACATCGTGTGCGCAGGTGTAATCCACCCAATATCACTGGTCATCGTCGCGCCAATAGGGTCAATAAATAACTGGCGTTTCCAAAAGTTAGGAGTGTTAGTTACCGCAGTACGCAGAACCTGTGCCGCGCCGCGAGAGGCGAGCATAATAGGGTTCACGCTTTGGCTTAGAATCTCCATAACGGGATAGTCTGTAGGGTCATGTAGTTCGTAAAACTCACGTTTACCGTTCTTTAAAAACCCAAAGTTACCCTGCTTCTCTTTAAGATTAGTTCGCCCAACAAACGATGCCTTACCTACTTTTTGAAGCTGCTCTGCTGTCAGCATCTTGTGGTGGTTTCTAGCACCGCCCATATAGGAGCGTATCATTTCATTAGCGATGTTTTCCATTGGGTTAATATCATGGTCTGACTTGGTACGCTCTCTAAACGAGCGCGTTGCTGTATTGCCAATGGTTATCTTTTTACCTGAAGCGCCAAGCATATCTGTTGCTTCGTCACGTAGCGTGTAGTTAGGTACGTAAAGGTCTTGGTCTTTGAAGAAGTTGTACATGCCCTCATCAATAGTCCCAGTATCTTTAAGGTAATCAACGCGCATTTTGTTTACTTCTTTGAGCATATTCAACGCGTCTTGGTACACAGGTTTGTTCTTGAGAATCGTGTCAACATCTCGTACTTTCTTAGCAAACCCTTCAGGGTCTTTAGACACGCGCAGACTTACATTTTCTGGATTGACCTTCTGCATACGCTCTTGGTCTTTAGTCCATAGAATCTCATGGAGAATATCCTGCCCATCTTTCTCGCTTTTCACATGGTCAAGCATATTTTTAACAGAAGCGTTTTTAACTGTACCATCATGCAATGTAACAGGTGATCTAACTACTTCTGATTGACCGTCAGGCATGAGCTTCATACCACCTTCCGAAAGCACACGGGGTAGTTGAGTTCCCATTTTATCCATAGCATGACCAAGCCAAAAAGCACTTAACTCATTGCCCACATAATCCCCATACTGTTCGTTAATTTTAGTGAGTCCAAGCCATTTATCCACTTGGTTTTTGCCAAAATTATGGAACGTGTTTTTAACCGCGTCAGTAAACGATAGCTTACCAGCAGGGTCACGCACGACAGTGCTTGGGTTACTAAGTAAATCTGACTCAGCGGTTTTAACTGACTCTGCGCCTGCTTTTGCGCCTTCCTGAAGCCTGCTTGACATAAGCGGAGATCTAGGTACTTCTTGTGCTTCTGCCTTAGCGCGAAGTGACTCAGGTGCTAGAGATGGTTTAACCTCGGGTTGAGTTTGTGTTGTTTCGCCAAGAGCTTCATCAAAAGCATTATTTACAGCATCGACTTTCTCTGCCGTTCTGGTGGCTTCAGGTTTAGGTTTAAATTGATTTATTATGTCGTCAACCGCACTTACTTTATCTTCAGCAATACTACCTTTCTCACCAGCAGTTTCTTTAAGTCCTGCTAGTACCCTTGTAGCATTAGCTAAACCTTCTTCAGAAGTGAAGTCCAAATCTTTAAGTGTGCTGTACGCAGCATGGTTTTTACCAAGTCCTAGCTGGTCACGGATTTGTTCTGGTGTAAGAAATGATGGCGCCTCTGCGGTTGGTTGCCCTTCGACAACGGGTTTCTCTCCTGGAGCGTAGGGTTTATATTCGCCATTTTTATTTGGGTGGACTACACCTTCCTGTCGAGCAATTGCCCAGATAACCTTATTTCGTACAGCGGGGTCGTCTAAATCAATCTTGTCGTTAACACTATCAAGCCCTAAATGCTCAGCAATATTTTTAGCATAAACCTCTGGGTTATTATGGTCTTTAGCAGGTGCATAACGATTAGTTAATTCAAGAGGTGTATCAATCTGGTGTAAATGTTTATATGCTTTTAATAAGTCATTAATACCTGTAACGCTTTCTTCTAGTGAGTCATAACTTCTAAACCCATCACCGGACTTATTACGCACGTTCCACAAGTTGTAAGACTTAGGCATCTTGCTTAAATCAAAATTACGCGCGAGTGAATCCGTATCATACACAACCCCATAGTCTGTCTGCCCTTCTACTGGTTGTTGCTTACCTTTAACCGTAGGCACTGGGATATTGTCGGGTGTGGGTTCTCCAGCAGGGGGTTGTTCTGTAGGACTAGCTGGTTTATTTATGTGACTTAATGCAGCGTGCCCCACGCCAAATAATGGGGCGACAGTTAATACATTTTTACCTGTTTCAAGCATCTCCTCTTTATTCATTAGAGGTTTATCTGCCGCGCTACGTGCGATGTCTTCTGAGGCTATTGCCGCTGGTGTAGCGACAGCCACGTTGGATAACGTGTTTTTAGCCGCGTTCTCAAGAAAGCTAGCTCCCGCTTTACCCGCAAGGTATTTAGGGATAAGACCTGCTGGAGCACCAAGTGTGTTTATTGCGGCAATAGGAGCAGCACCTGTTAAAGCAGCTTCATTACTCCCACCGAGTTCGTTAATATGTCCAGCACCTGCAAGATACTCGCCTGCGCCAGCCGCTCCAATAACTAAAGGATTACCCGTAGCACCCGCTGCTACAACAGGAAGAACACGCCCAATAGTTTCACCAGCAGGTTCTGTAATGTTTTTTCTAGCTTTCGCTAAATACTCAGGGATAAGCCCATTCTTAGATGCAGCGGCTACGTCTTCCTCAGTGGTTTTCTCTGAGGCTTCTTGTGCTTTCTTTGCAGTTTCTTCACTTTTAGCCTTTAGAGATTCAGCCGTTTCAGGAAAACCTGTAGACTCCGCAACAACACCCGCACCTCGCTCTAGCTGTGACAGACCAGATTGTAATCCTGTTTTAACCGCAGGTATAAACCCAGTCTTTTCTTCATGTTGAGCGTCCTGCTCCATAAGGTGCTGAACGTATCTAAAAGCATCATCGTCCGTTGCGCTGTCAGGCACCTCGATGTTATATACCTTTTTATTAGGTGCTTCTATGCTGAGATTTTTAGCCATGACTACTCCTTATTATCGTTTGATATAACCTTGTTGTGCCCATTCCTCGGTTGTTTGGGGGGTTTGGCTACCGGCATTTGGCACAACAGTAGTAGGTATTTTCAGGGCGATACCTAAAGAATTTAGGTCAGCAAAAGCAGCATTAAAATCTGACGTAGCTTTAATATACCGCGGGTCAGATGGTTGCACCATTCCGTTTGTAAGCGATGTTAAAACGTCTTTAGCTGTTTTTGCTTTATCTGCGGCTAAGTTAACTTTACCTTGTAGGTTAGGGTCAGAACTTGCTTTATTGTACAGGTCCGCAATTTGCGCATCGAGGTGCTCCATATTTTTAAGCGCCATCTGTTTGTTTATGCCGAGCTGTTGATAGTCGATTGCGTTTTTCATCGCGTTGTTAGCCGCAGTGTCTCTATGAGCTACAGCATTATTAGCCACACTTTGCGCATATACGTCTGTTTGTTTCTGTGCTGAGATAGCGTCGAGGACGTTGTTGAGAGAATCGCCTTTTAGCTTTTTGAGGGCTAGCATGGACATTGTATTGTCCTGTGATTTCTTAGCTATCGCGGCATCCGACTCGTTAGCCATTTTGAGACCGCCCATAATACCAGCACCAGCAATAGCCCCATAACCTGGTCTAAATACACGATCTCCAACGCCTTCGTAAGAGCCTGCTTTGCTGAGCGCCGCGCCAACCCCGCCTAATATAGCGTTAAACGTACCGTCTTTTCTTTCACGAGCAAGGTCATATTCGTTCTGTGAAATACGTTTAGCGAGGTCACTATAATCTACATCCGAGTCTTTTAGTTTGCTATATAGTGAGTCTAAGATACTGCCTTGACCCATACCTGTATCACTTGATTTGCTTACCGCTTGGTCAGCTTGAAAAAGTGCCGCCGATCTAGCAACCGCATCACCAACAGGATGCCCTTCAGTAGTATTAGTAGTCGGTCCTTGATTAAATGCCTCATCTCTAACCTGCACATTTTCCTTAGTAGCAGGCGCTTTATTAGCGCTTTTTGAATTTACTATAACTCCGTCGGGTCTTTTTACAACACCTTGTTGTGGTGTTTGAGTTGAAACTGGTGGCGCTACTTGGGTTGGAGCTGGTGGCGCTACTTGGGTTGGAGCTTGGGAGGTTGTATCGCCTGTTTCCACATTAGGTTGAGCTGAATTCGCGTCTCCACCCCATAACCCTTTAAGCCTATCTGTTACACGCTGTATATCATTTGGCTTTAAATTAGCCAAGCTTTCATACTCGTTTGCGCTTGTCGCGCTAATAGGTGAGTTAGGATTAAATGCTTTTTCGCTAGGTACATTAAAATTTACACCGCTTAGAATGTCAGGCAGTTCACCAGAAGCGAATGTGTCTGGGGCTTTATTACCAGTAATTGCTTGGTATGCTAGAGGAAATGGATTCCCAACTAAAGTTTTACTGGCCCCATAAACATCCATAGGTACAGCCGCTTCGCTTAATAGCTCACCCGCGTGTGTTCCTAAGCTTCCTAACCCTTTTTTTATAGCCCCTAACCCTTTCTCTACCATTCCAGGTGCACTTTTATATGGTGCCTCCCCTGCTTTTGGTTTTAGCCAATCATCAGCAGGTGCTTTAGTAGCTTCCATTCTAGCCGCGTTTTCCGCGCTAGTGCGAGCCATTGATTCGTTCATACCCGCAGTTGGGTTGGGTGTTTTAGGGATATATTCTTTATTAGCTCTTATGGCTTCTGCCATAGTTTCTGCCATAGGTGCTGTTGTTTTTGGTACAGGCGTTTCAGGAATAACGCCCTGATTAGTTGCTTGACCTAAATGCATCTTACGCGGTATGTCAGTAGCTCTTAAATTAGCTGCATTTTGAGCTTCTTGCTCCATTAAGCGCTTAACCAATGGGTGAGTACCACGTTCTAGTTTTGACAACACCCCTCTATTAGCTGCATCACCTACGTGCATTTTTCGCACCATTTCAGTGGCTCTTAGTCTAGCTGCATTTTCTGCATCTTGGGCTTCTAGTATTCTTGGGTCAAGTCCACTGCTGTTAAGGTTAGGGTCGTAACCAAATAAAGACCCGCCCTCAGCAAAACCTCGGCTAAACACCTTTCCCGAGAATAAGTCCGCGTAGTCTTGCATAGCGTTACCAATATTAGCTTTACCCTGAACCATACCGACAATCGAGTTATCAAGCAGTGACTGAAGCATCCCGTGTTTCTTTTCTTGGGCGTTGGGGTCTTGTGAGTTAGGTGGTGTATAAGTAGGTCTTTGCCCTTGCATTTGAGGTGATTGATTAGGCATCATAATGCCGCGATACGCGCCCGTGCCTGGTTGCATAGAAGGCTGTGTTAGTCCACCATCCGCATAGCCTTGAGACGAGGACATAAAATTAGCAGGTATTTGACCTGAGCCAATAAGCTGTGCAAGCATCTGGGATTTATATAGGTCAGCGTTTTGTCTTTCACCTTCTTGCTCCTGCGCTGCCATAAGTTGCTGCTGGATGTTACCCGCTACGGTGCCTTGGGGGGCTTGACCTTGGGGTTGTCTCATTTTATTACGCTCTAGCATTTCTGACTGTGCAATAAGTTTTGCCCAAGGGGAGTTGTTAGGGCTTTGTTGGACCTGATTTAACTGTTGGTCTTGTAAATATTTAATGCTCATTAATTACCCCTTATGCCGATACTTTAACTTGTGTGTTGCTGTTGTTGCCGCTACCTACACCTGCTCCCGCAACTAGGTTTTGGAACTTAACTAGATCTACATTCCCTATCTCATTAAGCACTTTCATTAACGCATCGTATTGTGCTTGTTGGTCAGCTCTTGCACCTGCATCTGTACTGTTTAACGCGGCTCCTGCATTACCCATAGCAGTCTGATAAGCTGTTTCTAATGCACCTAGGTTCTGTACGTTATTTACACCTTGGTTAAGCGCGTTTAATTGATTAGTAAACGCTTGGAACTTATTAGCTTGGTTGTACTGCCCGGCAGAAATATCACCTGTAGCAGCCGCTTGTAGGGCTTGTTGGTTCGCGGTATATGCCGCTTGTTTAGCAGCTCTATCCGCAGCGAATTGAGCGACCGCATCAGTGTAGGCGTTTTGGTAACCTTTAGTAGTGATGTCATTACGAGACTGATTATAGTTTCTTTCCCCTTCCGCCTCAACAACACCTTGACGATACCCACCAAATGCACCTGATTGTGTAGCCGCTGTGTTTTCTCTTAACCTTTCTATACCTCGTTGTCGCTCCGCTTCACGCAAAGCAATATCGACCACACCTTGAGTATAGGGACTCATATAAGTGTCCATTGCTGCCTTATTCCACGTGTCGGGCGTAAACTTATCGGGTGTGTTATAGGAGTTATAAATTTGTTTTGGTGTTACATCTGACCCTAATCTAAATGCACTACCCGCACCACCAAGTGTTAGCGCTTGCCCTAGTAAATAAGGACTGCCCATATTCGTTGAGGTTACCGTCGGTGTAACATTCGCTGGTGTTAGATTAGCATCCGTTATGGCTTTTTGCAGTTCTGTATCTTTAGCAGCTTGATCTGTCAATACTTTCTCGGCATCTGTTTTCTCGGCATCTGTATCAGCTACATTTACCTTATCTTTAAGCGCATCCAGTCCCGCTCCTGTATCAGCTACATCTACCTTATCTTTAAGCGCATCCAGTCCTGTACCAGCTACATTTACCTTAGATTGGTTATTCGCATCTATAAAACTATCCATTGCGGCAGTATCTGTGTAATCACCTTGATACCCTGCATTAACTGCTTTATCTTCTAACTGCTGTTGACTGCTAGGTGCATATGTGTAAGTTACGGCTGGATTTACCTTAGTGTCGTATGGGTTTAATCCCGTAGCGTCCATAGTGTCGTATGGGTTTAATGCTTGGGCATTTGTTTTACTAGCAATCGTATTTAAATCTCGTAACCTGTTTAATTCAGCGGGGGTAATTTCTCCAGAATCTATATCTGCACTTGTCCAGTTGGTGCCAGTTAGCTGTGCATCTGTTTTTGGGGTAGGTGCAGGTGGCTCTGCTGTCCACCCCGTAGCGTCCATAGTGGTGTATGGGTTTAATGATTGGGCATTAGGATTAGCCACTGCGGGTTGGTATGGTTCGCCCCAATCATTAGTAGGGACAAATGGAGCTTGTGGCTTATCCGTAACCGTTACTTGGTCATAAGTTGGCGAGCTAGGTGAGGCTGCATAAGCTAAGTTTGGGTTATCAAACGCATAAGTATTGTTATAGCCTGTAGGCACCTGATCGTTAGTCATAGCAAAAGGTACTGGACCATATGACTGGTCAGACGTAGCACTAGGAGGACCTACAACAGAGCCAAGGGTTAGCCCACCATCATCGAATCGCCGCACACTAGTTATCCCCCCCTCAGAGAACCTATTAGCCATCTTATGCGCCATGTTTTGGGCAGCGTACCAATCAGAGGTTCTACCAGCAGTTAACGGTCCTTTATATGTCGGACCTTTATAGGTGTCTGCCCATTTGTCAAAATATCCCATCGACTTTTTTAGAGCCGCCTGACGGGTTGGGTCGAGCATTGTGGTCTGTGTAGTGCTTGATGGTACTGATGAACCGCCCATAATTAAATCCTCTTTTCGTAAATGGTTTCGCCTTCTCTCCACCCAGGAATTTTATCTATGGCTCTATGCCAGCCTTTACGGGAGGAAGTAAATGTTATTTTGCTTGCACCAAACTCTCTGGCTATGGCGTCAACGTCTTGATGATACTTAACTAGCGCATCACCTTCTGTACTATAGGCAGCCCATACGAATAACGAAACCTCATGTGTCAAATCGTCTGTAAGCAGTTTGAATACGATAACCCCGTCTGGAGTCCTGTAGACTCTGGCTTGCCCTAATACAGCTGCCATAAAAATATCTTCAGGAATCCAGCCTTTGGTATTCGTTTTAATTATGAGACATTCTAAAGCATTACGGATAAAATCCCAAGAATCTCTAATGTTTTCACAGTAGATAAGTTGCATACTACGCGGGTAGGACTTTGCTTGGGTCTACAGGGTTTGCCTGTTGTATATGTCCGTAAGCTTGCTGACGCACTCGATCAAGCATATCGTAAAGTGCTTGGGCACCCGCTTTGGTTGAACCAGACCCTAATGCGGATACCACATCAGCGGGGATTACAAACTCAGAATCAGCTAAACGCACAGGCTCTTGACTCTGAGCGCCTTCAATCAAACCAGCAATACCGTCACTCTGCCCGTCACCTACACCATGCAACAACCCTTCATCACCACCGCCAACATCACCACCTTCAGCGTAGCCATAACCGACTTGTCCACCGTCAGCATACCCAATAACTTCATGGTGAATAGGCTGTGTGGATTGCAGAGGTTGAGCTTGTGGAATCATGCTCTGTGGGTAGAAGTTCTGCATAGGCTGCTGGTTAATATAGCCAGTTGGAATAGCACCTAAACCCTGAACATCACGAATGGTACCGCCAGCAGCAAAGCTTTTTCTTCTATTAGCAATATCGGTTAGCCCTTTGGGGAGTTCACTGGGCATAATCCCCGCTTTTTTGTATTGCCCAACAATTTCATCTGCTTGTTTTGCACTCGCTTGCTCGTTTAACCCTTGTTGTTTATATTGGTCTTCAAGCCCTGCTGCGCCTACTTGCGCGGCTAGCATACCCTGATGTTGCATAGGGTTCGTAATAATGTCTTTTAATCCAGCAAAGCTTTGTTCAAAAGGGTTTAGGGATGCTGCTGTTGCTGTTGAAGCGCCTGGCGCTGCTCCTGGGATCATTGACTCACCTTGTGCTGTGAGTCCTACACTTGATGAATTAAGAGCATCTGTAGGAGCTAGGTGCTCTGCAAAACTAGACGGGGTAATTGCATTCTGCGCTTGAGAAGTTAGAGTAGAACCAACCTGATTATTTAAACCTGCGATGCCGCCTTGTAAGCTGTTCTCAGTGGCTGATTTTGCCCCTTCTTCGAGAGCTGATTTACCTACCTCGCTAAAGCCTTCTGCTGCACTATTTAGAGTTGGTGTAGCTACATTAGTTATTGTACCTTCTAAACCTTTTTCCGCTACATTACCCACTGCCGTTTCACCTACACCAGCAGCTCCACCTAGGCCTCCAAGCGCACCAGACCCAGCACCAAATGCTGCTGCCATACCAATATCTTGATCGCCTTTAATAGCGGCTTTACCTGCATTAAGCCCAGCACCAGTAGCCGCGCCAGCAAGAGCACCAAGACCTAAAGCACCCGCACCACCAGCCGTCACACCCAAAAGCGGAGCAGCGGCGGCAGCCGCGCCACCAGTAAGAGCAGCAGCGACACCAATACCAAGACCTGCTAAGATGTCAGTTAAGTCCATCGCTTCAGTCATACCTGTTACTGGGTTTTTTGAGAGAGGGCGATTGTTTACTGCATGGTTAAGCGCGTTAAGCCCAGCCACTTCTGCCTTATTCATGTGGACTAGTGTGTCATCACCTCCACGACCATATTGTGCTAATTTATTGGCAACGCTGTGCATGACTGCTCCTATACTATTTTTACGGTACCACTGTCATTCCACAAAGACCCTGTTTCAAGTCCTGCGCTGCTAGTGGGTAAATCGGTTAATGTGATGGTTGTGCCCCGCATAGGACCTGGGTTCTGTAATGCCGTAAAATAAGCGTTAAGCCCACGTAGTAATTGGTTCGCCCAGTTTTGATCATATTGTACAGGAGGTACAGGTAGAACGGGTGTTTGTATATTAGTTGAAGCCATAAATCATTTTCTCCCATCAGCAACAATTTCGAGTCGCGGGATACCCAGCGACCACTGTGTACCTGTTGAATCACTAGCAATTCTAAATGCTATCTGACGTCCACGTAGGCGTAGCCATTTTTGATCTGTATATTCTTCTACAGGGATTGTTGTGGTTCTTGCAATAGGCTCATCTGTCTCTTGGTTATATGGACCGCCTGGAAAGTCTCTAGCGTAGAGCGTCATAACAACCGCAGGTGTTTCATCTGTAGACCCAGAGAACGTAATGTCAGGTATAAGGCGACGAATAAACATAAACTGATATCCATCATCAAGGTCAAAATCCGCTGACTGAATATAGGCAGCTATAGGTAGTGGAGTGCCTGTTGCGTTATCTTCAAGACCATTTTCTTGGTAGATTAAGTTTCCATCACTAGCTGCAATAGGGTAGGTTCTATCAGGGCAGTCAATCCAAGCAGTTCTGTTTATAGTGCCGTAGTACCAAATGCGTTCTTGGTAGTTGTAGACAGCATAGCGGTCAGGGGATTCTGCTTCACTAGAGCAGTAGAACCACCAAATTTCGTTAAACTCACCCACTGACCCAACAAATGTTTGAGCCTGTTGTGCATAATTAAAATCGTTAAAAATATACTGGCGTAGCGAGCATGGGAGTGTTTCAACGGTACCGCCATAGGTAAAGAACTTTTTATGTCCCATCCAGTAGGTAATGTTGTTAACCGAGATAGCTGCAAAGGGTGAAGCAATCGTGATATTAGTTGAGCGTGGTTGAAAACTAAACGTAAATGGTGTACCTACATACTGCGCCCCATATAATGCGCTGTTCGTAAAGATAAGTGTTTCTTGGCGTGTTTTAATAGCTGTAACAATAGCATCACCATAAGTAAGTCTATACCCGCCTGCTGAAGTGGCTATGCTTGGTGTCCAAAGCGCGGGGTTGTTCTGATCTGCCCAACGCACGAGCATAGGAGTTTTTGTGCTTTCTCCTATTGCGTTACATCCAAGTGCCATAACGTGATTTTCGTCTGTGGTAATAATACCTGTAACAACTGTAGGGCAATCCGCAGCACCACTTAAAGAGCTAAGTTTAACGGCATTAGCCGCAGGAATACCTGAACCCGCAACGCTCGTGCTTATTTTCCAATAATATATCTCACCGTTAGTGGGAGCAATAACTAAATCTTGACCGTAATTGTCCTGCGTCCAGTACCCTAAAGGTTGAACCACACCGCCTGAAGTAGCACTGCTACCCCAAGTACCTCGACTCCACGTACCCGCACCCCAACCAAGCCCTGTTACGTTAATAGGCAGACCAGCAGAGGCTTCAAAACTTAGCGCGATTACTACCCCACCGTCGGTAGTAGTAGCTGTAGCAGAGGTAGTTACTTGAAAGGTAAACGTACTCGCGTCTAAGACTGTTATTTGGTGAGTTGTGTTAATTTCAGCCGCAGGTACACCACTAGATGTAATTACCGCACCTGAGATTGAAATATAGTCGTTTGTAGACGCACCGTGATTAGCATAAGTTATGCTCACCGTCGTTAGCCCAGACACAAAATTAAGTGGGTTAGCTGGTGTAAGGGGTGAAACTACAAGGCGGTAGGGTGTGATGTTGTATAGGGTTCCGCTAAATTCTATAAAGAAACGGATGTTTGTGCCTACGCCTGTGTAGTTATTACCTGCAATAGAAGACCAATTTCTTAGTGTTCTGCATACATCTGTATAACTATTAAGGCTAAACTTTTGCCACCCACCAATGTTTTCAGGAAACCCAGAGCGAAATCTAACTTTATCACAGGCGTACCATCCACCTTCGTTAGCATAGTTAGTCCCTTCTCGGGATACCCCAGGGCGAAAGGTTATTGATTTAAGTGGCATAGCTTAGTCCTGTTTATTATCCGTTCCAGCGTGCGATTTTACCATCACGTACATCAATATGGGTAAAAGATTTGTAGCGTCCAAGACCTCGGCAATCACTGTCAAAATGTTTCATGAGATAGTTTTGCACTTCGCGTGGTTCGATGTCTTTTACTTTAATGTCGGCTGCATTACCTAAGACGTGTTGACTATGCTTTGCACCACCCACTTTCGTGTTGTGTGCTTCACATCTTCTACCGCTCATAATGGTGATTGGCTTACCAAACGACTCACGGATGCGGTTAAGTAGCTCTACGAGCTTTGGGTTTACGTCTTTTTCACCGCACCCGCAGTGACACGCGAATTCTTCTGGTTTGAAGTATTTGCTCATATTACTTACCTTCTGAAACAAACAGTCCAATCATACCAAACACGACACTAGCGGCAGTTAAGCTGTCATGCACAACAGGCGTTGCATCAATATTCACACCCGCCATCGTTGCGAGTGCTGCCACACTTGCGTGAGTTGAAGGTTCTTTTAATCTTGCGTTTAAATAGTTCCACGCTTTAAGTAATTTATTCATTTGTCACCTCAACCCAGTTAATTGTTGGTTCGTCCCATTGATAGTATTTTCCATCTTGCGGATAAGGTACAGGTGGTTCAAAAGTACAAGTAGTTTCATTAAATACCCACGAGGAAAAATGATTGTTCCAAGCTGTTATGATATTTTCTTTTTTAATTTCAATTTCTTCATTCGTCATAGGACGCACAAACCAAACATCTTTGTAGACATCGTTTATTAATTGATACTCTGGTTGCTCTGATTCCAATACTTCATACACACCTATTTCTGGGCGTTGTACACGCTCAAACGGTTTCCAGTTTTCTGGTATATTGCCAAAGGCTTGCAGTAAATTATTTTCAAAAGCAGGGTGATTTTTAGGTTGCTCGTTTTCTATTTCAATATATAAATTCATTATACGTTACCAGTATTTGTTGATGGAAATGCTCGTCCAGCTCCCCAGATGATGCGGACTGCGCCGCCAGCGCCGTTACCCCCAACTGCGCCTCCGGTTTGAGACGTACTACCCCCAGCGCCGCCATATAAACCGCCGCTGCCGCCGTTGGTACCTCCTCCGCTACCACCAGTAGCACCCCCAGAACCACCACCGCCACCGGTAGAACCTGAACCAGCAGAACCGTTACCGCCCTGACCAAGCAAACCGACTCCACCACCAGCAGACGCGCCGCCGCTACCAGAATAATTAGCGCCGCCACCACCGCCACCACCGGAACCGGCAAGCCCTGAACCACCACCGTTACCGGAGTAACCCCCAGCGCCGCCGCCTCCGGCAAAGTTTGGATTAACGCCTAGCCCGGCACCACCATTCCCACCACCGTCACCTGTACCGCCGCTACCACCTTCAGATTCACCATTAAACACTCCAATTCCAGGGTTAGCAATAACGGTTGTTGAGTTAAATGTACTGGGCGTTCCGTTTCCCGGTTTAATATATGTAGTTGAACCAACACCGCCAGCACCCACAACTACAGTATAAGAATTTCCGGGGATAACTGTAATATTGTTTTTATAACGAAGCTCTCCACCGCCACCACCATACCAGCCACCAGCTTGCGCCCCGCTACCGCCGCCAACAGCAACTACTGATACAGAAGTTACTCCTGTAGGAGCAACCCAAGAATAAGTCCCTGCGGTTGTATATGCTTGTTGTCCGGGAGCTGCACCGAAAGAACGACCATATGCAAAGTTTTGTTGAATCCCACTCATTAGGTCAACCCCGCACCAGAAATAATCCACTTGTTAAATTCAATTTTTAACGCTGTCGCTGTGCCGTACTGCGCAAGTGAGCGTGTACCTGTTGTACCTGTACCAGCTAAATACATTGTGTCTGTTGTGATTGCGATACTGACGACTTGAGATGTCATATTAACAAACGAAATAGCTGTGCCAATTGGGTACGCCACTGAACCATTTGCAGGGATAGTAAACGTCCGAGCATTAGCGTCAGTGCTTGGGTGAAAAATATGTTTACCTGCATCCGCAGCAACGAGTGTGTAGGCGGCAGATTGACTGTTTTGCGGGATATTGATATAACCTATTCCGTTCGTTCCATCAACGGTTTGACCAGACGCAAACGTAATCGCACCCGTCATCGTACCGCCAGCTAATGGCAAATATGCTGATAAAGATGGTGTTACGCTAACAAAGTCACTACCGTTCCAAGCAACTAGCACATTAGCCCCAGTAGCGATCGTTACCCCTGTTGTTGCTGCACCTTTAAGCACTACAGCCGCATTTGATTGGTTAATAACAAGGTATGCTTTACTTGAGCTAGGTGCAATAATATTGCGCGATACACCGGGTGAGCCTGTTGGGATAAGAATGGCTTTTCGTGCTTCGTTTGTCGCACCAGCCCCAGTTGTTGAAAGGGTCCAATTACCAGAAGCAACAGATTGTGTAGCAACCCCCGCAACAGAGTCCTCAACAAGTTGAGTTACACTTGCGTTAACCACTGCTCCCCAAGTACCGCTTAAGTCACCTGTTTGCGGTTGAGCAAGCCCTAATAATGTTGTGTATGATGTTGTCATGTTTTTAACCTGTTGTATTAATCGGTGTCCAATTAGAAGTTTGTACTGTGTCTACTGCACCCCAGTTAGCATTTTGTATGGTAGATATATTACCCCAATTTGCGGTTTGTGTATCGTCAATTACTTCCCATAAGAAGCGAGAAGTGAACGTGCCATTTGCATAAACAACTTCTAAGACGTCAACCGAATTACTACCGCCGCCGATATACACATCTTGAGCTGATACATCACCTGAAAGCGATACGTTATAAGTGCTACCTGCTGGGGTATACTCATCTGTTGCTGTAACTGTTTCAATTACTGTACTAATATTAGGTCCAACCGTTGCGTCAGATGACTCACTACTAGAAACTGTCTCTGTTAAATCAGCCGATACAGCAGATAAGTAAGTATAAACATCAGTAGCTACAGCGCTTTCAGTAAGTGCTGCAAGTAAATAAGCTAAACTATCGACACTATCAAGCGCTGCCACGCTCTCAGTTAATGTTACCGTAAATGAAGCTAAGGTACTGACGCTATCAAGAGCTGTTACGCTCTCGACTACTTGTTCTATATTTGAGGGCGTTTGCTCTACGGTATCTGTTGCAGTGACGCTCTCAGAAATTAAAACCCCATACTGAACTAATGCACTAATACTATCAGTAGCTGTAAGAGACTCTATAAGGTCTGCATAATTATTTCTACTAGGTACTGGTGTTAGCCCTGCAAATGGTGCTTCTGCAAATGCAGTAAAACCAAATAAGTTAGCTACTTCACTTGTAGGTGATTGATAAATATCAGACGCTGATACTGATTCAGTAATAGACTTACTATAAACAATGCCCGCTGAGTAAGCGTCTGAAGTCGTAAGTGACTCTGTTAAATACCCGTGATTATCTAATCCAATGTAGGAGTCAGTTGCACTAAGCGTTTCTGTAACGCTCGCAACAATAGTAATCGGACCGCTATTGGGTAGCTGTGCAAATGGGTACTCTGCAAAAGCTAATAACCCAAACATAATCTTACGGTGCTACTGGAAAGTCTACAGTATAAGGAAACCCTGCTTGCAAGGTAATGTCACGCAGTGATTGTCTATAAACCGCCCACGCTAAATTATCAACTGGTGCATCAGCTAATTGTGTCCAATCTGATTGTGTGAGCAAAGCGTTGCGTCTATAACGTACTTCATTGGCTTTTTGTGTTTTCTCAGCGTCTAACTCATCTTGTGTTTTAGCTTCCACAATAACGTCAAACACTACGCCATTTTCAATATACGGCTCAACTGAAGTGAGTTTTTCTGCTTGTGAATGCGCTTTGTCAGACTGTATCTGATACGCATTGCGTTCTTGCGCCCACATCAAGTCAAGGCCTTCTGGTGGAAACGATACGTTAGGAAACACCTCTGTATGCTCACCATGAGATAGGATTTGGTTATTTTCAATTATGGCTATTTTCATGTTTTTATCCTAATAAGTTGGCATTGGAGATGTTGGCGGAAAAGGCGATGGAGTAAAATCAGCCGTATATCTACATACTCCTTTAGTTATACGAAGGTCGTAAATATAACCATTAAACATATAGATATTTGCTGCTAGACCTCCAGTTATAAACGGCCCTATAATAACCCAATTTGTCGAGTCTGTCCCAGTTACCACTGATTGCCCATTAACATATATCTTCGTCTGATTTGACCCAGTTGAAGCTCGACAAAATGCAATGTGCTGCCACGATGTAGCTGTTAATGTGCCGTTTCCACCAGAAACAACAGCGAGGCCTCCGCGCGGAGCTATTACAAAACCTGTTCCAACTTCATAATAAAAAACAGACCCTCCAGTCGTATCCATAGCAGCGTAGACTTGATTTGATACAGCTAGTGGATATGCCCATAATTCTACAGTATATGCCCCGACACCGAATGAAAACGCTGAGTTGCTTGGAGAAGATGTGTAATCTCCATTACCATCGTAAAGAACTGACGAGCCTGTACCAAACTTACTTTGTGCTGTGCTAATTACGGTGTTTCCGTTAACAGTAGTTGTAAAATTATTACTAGACGAATCTTTAATGTTAGTTGTTGTACCGTTAGCACCGTTACCGACAAGTAAATAAGATACATTAGCCCAGTAAGGGTCTCCAGCCGCCCCGCCAAGCGTTGCAAACCTAGATAACATAGTCATCGCACAAACTTCCCATAAATGGTTGTACCCGCATCGCGAGTCCAAAGTAAGCACCAGTCTGTACCAGACGTTTGCAGAGTTACACCGTTAGAGGCGAATGTGGTTGTCGTTGCGCCTGTAGACGTAATCCAGTTAATAGTTGGCCATGTGATTGTACCAGCCGCGCCTAAGTTAACCCCTTCAATTAAAAGCTCACCTAAGTTACCTGATGGCGGCCAGTTAGTAATTGTTAGCGTAGGACTGCTTGAAGCCGTTGGTGCCCAGCGTTGCTGTGAGCCGTTGGTAAAATCTAAAGCCGCTGTGGTAGTGCTATTGTAGTAAACCCAACCTGTATCTTTACACATTATCCGAGTCAGTGAATAATCACCGCCCGTTAAATCGCCGCCTAGTGTTGATGCGTTAAGTGTAATGCCAGAAGGTAATGTAGGCGTACCAGATAAATTACCTGCTGTACCTGTAGTGTTTTGGTTAAATGTAGGCCATGTGAATGTGCCTGAACTAAAGTTACCGCTGGTCGGGGTTCCAAGTATAGGTGTTACAAGTGTAGGGGACGTTGCAAATACGGCAGCTCCTGAGCCTGTTTCATCTGTCAGCATTGATGCTAAATTAGCGCTTGATGGGGTAGCTAAGAATGTTGCTGCTCCTGTACCTAAACCAGACACCCCTGTAGAAATAGGAAGCCCACTACAACTAGTTAGCGTTCCGCTTGAGGGCGTACCTAAAGGGCCACTAGAATATACAGTACGTTCGGCAGGGTAAGTTACAAACACATCCTTAGTACCTGTAAGGAATACAACCAACGCTCCCGCATTACTAGAGGCTAAAACTGTGTCTCGACTTAACGTATTTCCAGAGGTTGTGTAGGTACCAATACCTACTTCCCAATTAGGGCCACCTTGGTCTGCAATCGTATAAAAGGTAGTGTTGCTGTTACCAATAGCTGACGAGAAAGTCTGGCAGCCTGTCGCTGCCCCTGCTAATGTAATAGCGGTTATCCCTATTGAAGTGGTTGTTTCTCTAACTCTGTCAGCTATTACTAATGCCATCTTAAACCTCGACTAAATCGTCTTCTGCAAACCAACGCTCGTGTGAATCACCTTCAACATTAACCCAAGAAATCAAATACTGAATGTCACCTTCTTGACTTACGCTAAGTGCACTAATCATGCCTTGAGGAGCAGGGACGCTCACTTTAACTTCTTGACCTACTTTAAAACTTGCAGCCATGATAATCTCCTAAACTGATGCGGTGAATGTGACAAGCAACGAATCACCCGAAGTAACACTTCTGTTACCTCCAGTAAAACTACCTGCTGAGTAGAGTACACCTGTTGTAGTAGCACGTACTTGCGTTTGACACATTAAAGCCCCTGCAATAGTAGCTGTCGCATTGATACTAAAAGTCGTTGATGTAGAAGCTAATGAGCCAGATGATGCTGAACCCCACCCAACAGTAATGCGGTTAGTGCCAGAGTACGCTGTACTTTCAGTCCAGCCAGCATGGGAAGCTAATGTATCTCCAGCAGCATAAGTAGGTGACGTTGCACCATCAACAAGCCCCATGTACCATGCAGCGGTCCAAGCAGAACCCTTGAAATATTGTGTCAATAAATCATTTTTACCTACAGTTACCACTAAGTTTTCAATTGCGTCTACCCATTTAGTGGCACCATCTGAGCCCACACAGATAACATCATAGTGACCTTTAACTTTGGTTTGTTCCTGCATATCACCAGCGCGAGCAATCTCAGCGCCACTAACATCTACAGGGTTTAGTTTTTCTGATTGCATATTGTTTACCTAATTAGTTATGAAAAGCATATTAAAGCTGTATTTGGAGCTGCTACGGGCATAGTAATTGTAAAAACCCCGTCAGTTGCAGACACATCAAGCCCAAAATTAAGAACCAAAACTGCTTTATTTGATTGCGAGCTATTATATATTAAAGCACCTCTAGCGACTATATTTGTACCCGTCCACTCGGCGTTATCAAACGTAATATATGTCTGAGGTCCTGTTTGAGGTTGAGCTACAGTTATAGATTGTCCAGTAAGTATTTTACCGCCAGCGGTATACCCAGTAGCTACAACTTGCCCTGTCGTGGTATATACAGTTGTAGTAGCCCCAATTTGAGCTACGTCAGTGTAAAGCGCTATTTTAAAAACATCTCCGCCAATAGCAGAAAAGTTATGAACCCCTTGAAACAGTTCTTCTCGAAAGCTATTGCATAAACATTGAGTAATCATAACTTTCCTATCTCACAGCAATTCTAGTTTGACCAGAACGGTATGCGTCTTGGCGTTGTTTACCATCTCCAAGCGCTTTTAAGATACCTAGTGCTTCCAT